TCAGCGGGTGGGTGTCACCTTGGCCCCGCGGCGGTTGCGCACATAGTGCTCCGTCATCACCACTGAGCTGTGGCCCAGCTGCTGCTGCGCCTTGCGGATGTCGCCTGCTGAGTCGGTCTTGTCGGTGCCGGCCTTGGCCCGCAGGTCCCGGAACTGGATGCCCGAGACTCTGGCCAACTGGCAAGCCCTGGACCACCGGCGGGACATCCCCGCAACGCTGACTGACCGGCCCTGTTCGCTGACGACCAGCCGAGTGCTGTGGACTGCATACGCCCGCTTGCGCTCACGTATCCGGCCCAGCAGCGCCGCTAACTGGCCCTCATCGGCGATTTCGACGCGCAGCCGCTTGCCGGTTTTGCCCTGCTTGACGTGGACATTGCCGTCCCGCACATCCATCTCGGACATTGCCAGTACGTCGGCAGGACGTTGACCTGTCAGGTAGGCCAAGTCCATGGCGTCCCGCAAGCACGGATCGGCAGCGTTCCAGACGGCCTGGTACTGCTCATCCTCGATGTACACGTCCCGGCCGGCCTCGCGGAATCCCTTGATGCCTGCGCAAGGGTTGGGCATGGCGGTGTAGCCGCGGTCTCTGGCAAAATTCCAGATGTGTGACAGCAGTGCCTTTTCCCGGTTTGCCCGGACGTGCCCAGTCCCGGCCGAGGTCCGCCACGTCAGGTACAGCCGCACATGCACGGGCCTGATTCCCTCCAGCGCTGCCGGCGGGTCGTCAAAAAACTCCCGCAGCTTCAACACCTCTTTGCGGTTGTCAGCGAGGGTCCGCGCTGCCTTGCGACTGGCTACCTGTGCCATATACTGATCGCAGACCCAGCCAAACATGACGCGAGCGGCCGCAGGCGCATGCGCCTTACCCTGCAGCTCTGCCCACCGCTGGATGGCAATGCCATAGTCGCTGCCCAGCGACTCCTCGCGCCGGCCAGTGCCGCCGCGTGTGCCGTGGTCGTAGAAGTAGTAGGTCTTCGCCCCGCGCTTGCGCTGGCGAAAGTTCGGGATCGCCCCCGAAGTGCTCGGTCGCCTTCCCATCATGCCGCCTTGTTGGGCTTCCAAGCCGGTGGCTCGGTGCCAGTTTCATCTGCTGAAGGACCATAGATTGTCACCCTCAGCACAACCGGTCGTCCGTTGAGGTCGATGTAGTGACGGATGCCGTTGCGCGCCAGGAACAAGATCTGCCGTTCCACGAACGGGGTTCCTGCGAGGTCGGCCACCTCATCGCGCGATAGTCGGATTTGTGAGGTGTGCTTAGTCATTCTTGTGCGGGTCCAGCAAGTACTGCACGTCAATGTTCCACCCAGCTTCCCGGGCGGCGCGCAGGCGAAGCTCGTTGGCGTCCAGGTCGTCCAAGTGCAGCGCCACGATTGCCGCCTCAATGTGTCGTGGACTCAGCGGCCGCTTTGACCGCTGGAACGCTCGCCACACGCTGAAGGGCTTGCAGCACCATGCGGTTGCCAATGCCTGCACCTGTTGCCCTGACTCGTGCAAATACCGGCGCAGCTCTTCGCGCACGCTGATGTGTGGCGGTGCAGCCCGTCGCAGGGTCGCCTTGCGAATCGGAGCGTGGGAGCCGTCAGCCATCACCGCACCTCCGGCTTGGCCTGCTGGTCGATGAGTCGCCCGCGCTTGGCTGCTTTCCGGCGCCGCTTCGCCTCAGCCTCCGCTTTGCGTTGCTCGGTAAACCGGCTGGGTCGCTTCTCTGGTGGTTTCACAAAGGCTGGGCCGGGGTTTTCCGCGAGAGCCACAAGCGCCAGGACCAGCGCCATCCGATTTGGACTGATCACGCATCACCTCCCGCCGCTGCCTTTTCGGTCTGCATCACAGGTTCTCCATGCATTCGCCGTTGCAATCAGTCGAGTAGCAACACGCACAGGCGTCGTCCGGCGGCTCAGGCTCTGCGCGTGGGCGTCCCTCGATAGCAGCCAGCCTGTCTTGAAAGTGTTCCTTCGCCGCTGCCGGCTGGGGGTGGGTGGCGAGTGCTGCGGGTGTGGGCGAATCAGCAAGTGCGGTGGCAACACGGGCCGAATGCGCGCGGCGCTCCAATCCCCATGCATTGATGATCGCGCGGGAAAATTCGACCAATGCCTCACAGCTGAATGACCAGCCGCTATAGGCGCCGCCATCTTCCAGCATTTCGCCATACTCGCCAGCTTCTGATTCCACCATGTTGTCGAAGTCATCGCTGCTCATGACAGGGCGCGTCACATTCTCGCCATCAACCGGCACAGCAGCAGGCGCGGCGAACTTTAGCGCCGCCTTCCAGGCTTGCCTTGCCGCGTAGGTCTTCGGATCAAGGAACAGGTAATGCAGCGGGTGCTGTTCCAGGCTCAGTCTTTCACCTTTGGCATGCGCCTCAAAGGCCGCACTTTCGACACCGAACGGAATCGGCTCCACCCCCACCGGCGGGCGGGCGGCGATACTGCAATCCGGGCAAGGCTCGCCGCCTTCGTCCGGGGCGTAGTAGCTGGGGCCGCCGACCAGTCCATGCCTGTTGCAGGTTTCACAAGCCGGCGGGCGGGCGGTGAGGGCTGCTTCCAATTCTTCGGCGCATTCGCGCTTTGCCCGGAGATATCCCAGCGTCCAAGCATCGGTATGCGGAGTAGCATGCCTATCTCTCCGCCATTTCTCAGCCAGGCGCACATCCCCACCACCCACCGCATCGGGCTGCGCGGATAGGGCGGCGATGATGGCGCGAACGGCAGGGCCATTTTGGGGGCTGGTACGCACGTAGTGCGCCGCCTCCCATTTATCGTCTGACTCCAGCTGCGTGATATATAACTCCCGCGCCTTCTTCTCAACCTCGTTCATCTCTGTCTCCATGTCATTGGTGCGCGGCATCAGGCGGCCTCGCGCTTTAGGTCGTTTTCGTAGGCGTCAACCACGCTGCGGAATGCCAGCAAATCGGCGCGCATCTTCTCGATGAACTGTTCGTCGCGCTCGAAGCGCTTCCACCACAGCTGCTTGCCAACTGGCGCCAGGGCAGGGCAGTACAGGCCGATGTGCCAGAACTTGCGGCCGGTGATCCACATGCAGCCCTGCGCCTGCTCGAAGACCTCGCTGGCGTCGTTGTCGATGTGGAACCGGCGCAGGCGCAGCGGGTCGATGAAACATTTGAGCTCGACGCCATCGTCATCACCGATCAAGCCGTCAGCCGATGCGCCGAACGCGCCGTCGTCAGTCAGCACGAAGCCAGCGCGCGCCACCATCAGCCCTGTCTGCACCTCAAGCTCGGCCCGTGCGTAGGGTTCGAGTTCGTGGCCGCGGCGCATGGCAAACGTCTCGAAGCCCTCGTCTAGCGGCTCACCACTGATCCGCTCGATCGCCAGACGGAATGCGTAGCTCTTGGCCTCGTCGCTGTAGTCGCCGACTGGCTCGCCGCGCAGTGCCTTGGCGATGCCGGCCGCCTTGGGCACCGCCGCGTAGCCTGCCGCCTTCGCTGCCGCCTTCTCGTCCAGACCAGACTGCAGGCCATCAACGTAGGCCTGCTGCCGCTCGTCCAGCTCGCCAACGCGTTTGCGCGCGGTGGCAAACATGCTGGCGGTAACCACGCCGGCGCGGGCGCGGTGCCAGGCTTCGCTGCCCTGATCGCAGGTGAGGATGATCATTCGACGACCTCGGCGCTAGCCTTCTCGGCGGCAGCTTTGAGACCTTCGTGCGCGGTGCCACCGATCATCTTGCGCTGCTCAGGAGTCAGCCCGCCCCAGGCCTCGGCGTAGGCGGTCAATCCGGCGGTTGCGATGTCCTGCAGGCTCGCATACAGCTGGTCGCGCTCAGGGCTGTCTGCCGGCTGCGGAAGCGCGCCACGCTGCTGCGGCTGTTGCTGCACAGCCAGTGTAGCCAGACCCTCCCCCGAATCAGTGTTGAGGTGGTGGATTGCCTGATCGAGACGGTCGGTCTTTGGCCAATATTTGTAGCCGCGCTTCACCACCGTCTTGCGCGCCATTTCGCCCCAATCGCTTTTCCACGGCGAAGACTTGCCAGACTTCACAGTCTGCGAGCGCCGCATAATGCCGTCGATTTCATCGCGGCTCATGGTCTCGGTCAGGTAGTCTCCTTCGGGCGTCTTCACAACCACGTAGGCACCGATCACTTCGCCGCGATCCTTGCGGAACGGGTCATGCTGGTGATGCGGAGCCTGATCAAGTCCATTCAGCGCAAAGACGTCTACCTCATGCACAAGCTTCGCTTGTCCCCAGCGGATCGAACCCGAATCGATAGCCAGATCAAGCAAGCCGATGTAGCTGATATCGAGGCATATCTTGCCGTCGCGCGGCACCAAGTAGGCCTGCCGCTTCGCCGGGTTCAAACTGATACCGATGGCGGCGATGTTGATCACCGCATCGACCACCGACTGCCGGTTGCTAAGCGCAACCTTCAGAGCATAGTCGTTGCTCTGCAGCACCTGAATCGCAAAGCCGGCCTCGCGCTCAAAGTTGATCGATCGATCAGCCAGCACCGACATGAACGAGTCCTTGGTGCCGTAAATGTCCTGTTCGATGACGGCGATGTTGCTCACTGCAATCTCCTGCCGGCGGTGCCGGCGTGTTGTTGATGGGTGGAGGGGCCGGTGCTGATCCCGGCTTGGAAACGTTGCCACCTAAATCGGTGGTGCCACTCGCAGCTCTAGAAACCGCGCGCATCAGCCTGCGCATTTCCCTCCATAGCCCTGCACCTCGGGTGGCACCACATCCTTTGACCCACCAGGTCAGAAATCGGGATGCAGGGCTATGGAAAGTCCGTGACGTGGACCACTCGGCCATTGGCTGTGCTGCATGGCGCCGTCACGGCGCGACAGGTGCAGGCGACGGGGATTCGCCTGCTGGGGAATAGGTGCCGGTGCTTTCCCGGCTGTCACCAGACCCTCAACAGAATGGGCGTTGCTTTGCCATTCCACGATGCACCGCACTCACCCTGCGCACTGCGGCTTATTCCGCAGCAGCTTGTTTGGTAGACAGGGATGGTGCAGAAGCTCATCGCGTAGAAGCCTATTGATGTCTGGTGCCGCGGTTATGTCCCCACTCACGGCTTGGGTATAAAAGTTATCGAACGCCGCGACGCGGCTGCTCCGGGAGGTGGGGGAGATTCGGCCGCACCATCGGTGCAGTACGTGCCTGCCTAGCCTTGCTTCTGGCGTTGCGGTAGCTCTGTCGCAACTGCAGGCCGAGAATGAAACCAGCAGTGAAGAACGCCGCAGCAATTCCATCAGCGCCGAGCCAATTCGCCAATCCGCCGATGATCAGCAGCGCGCCAACCGTCATGCACAGCCAGCCGAATGCGGAGTAGGAGCGGTTCACGCATCACCTCGGGCTTTTGCAAGGGCGGCGTCCCGCAGTTCCATCCACTGGACAGCGAGCGCCCAGAGGCCGGCAGTTGCCATTGAAGGGTTGTCCTCAATCTCACCGATGAGCTGGCGAATGATCGAGCTATCCAGCGCCTGATAAAGCTCAGGCGCCGCCGCGATCAGGCGGGCGTTGGCATCACTCATTCCCTCGCGGCTGGGGTGCTAGAAAGCGCCAATCTCCGCAATTACCAGACCTACGTGGCAGCTGCTTGTGATGCAGTCCAGACCATTGCTGGCGAGCCACGGACCAGGCGAAAATTTCGTCTCACTCATGACCATTCTCCTCGGGCATGACGCACACGCCCTCAATTCGTTCGATGTCCGACAGTTCAAGATCAGCATTGCCGAGAAGGATGCCGCTGCAATCGATCACCTCGATGCCAGGCGCCTTGATCGGCGGCAGGCCGGCGCGCATTGCTGCGATGAAGTCGGTGTCGTTCATTTGACACCGCCTACGCGTGCCAGGGCGGCGGCACGACGATCCGTGGCTTCAGCCATCCGAACGTAAATATCGCGAGGCACATACATGCCGTGCTCGTCATATTTTGCGATTTCGTCGTGTTCGGCTTTTATTTCGTCATACTCCCTGTCTGCAGCAATCAGTTCGGCAACCGCAGAGCGCGCTTGGGTCGACAAGCAATCAGCGTCGCGCGCCAATTCCGGAAGAAACTGACTGCGGCGGCAACTAGCAAAAGCTGCATCATCGTCCATCACCGCCAGCAAATCGACAGGCGCGCTCACGACATCACCGCCTGCACCAGCAACGACACTCCCGCACCAAGCAAGAAGGCCACAAATCCAACCATCGCCGTGTCGCGCTGCATTGCCTTCAGGAACCGCTCTTCTGCCGTCTTCACGCTGCATCTCCATTGCCACCCCCAGCCATGTGCACACGTCGCGCACGCTCTGACAGCTCATTGAGGTAAGTGCGGTCGTAACCGCTGCGGATGAATTGCTTGATCGCCTCGCCAGGGGCCATGCCGATGCGGCGGGCGATGTCGCGGACTGACTGCATGTCGTGCCAGGCGTTGGTCGGCGGGGATGTGGCGCTCATGCGGCACCGCCTACGCGAGATAGGGCGGCGCGAGCTCTTTCTGTTAAGAGGAATGCACGTTCCTCGTTGTGTAGATTGACTCCCAGTGACGAGAGTTCCTTTAATGCTTTGTCATCCGCCTCTAGGATCGCGCGGATAACCTCGATCAGCTCGGCCACGGCGGCGCGGGCATCTTGCATATCCAAAAGTGCATGCGGGGGCGCTAATCCGTGCTTGCACTGGTATTCGATCGCAGAAATTTCCAAGTCAATTGTTTTCAGCACATCGACAGGCGCGCTCATGCTGCAACCTCCAAAGCCGTGTTCATCCAGCGATCCCAAACGCGTTGCGGCATTTCGAATACCGCTTGCCCTGAATCTCCATACCAGTGGGTGCCGCACGTCAGGCACATGCGATTGACCATTGGGCTGCAGTCAATGCTGCTGCTACCCACCTTGTGGTCCATGTTTGCGATTGCGGGGCGCCTGCAGTCGTGAAGGGCGCTCATGCCGCCACCCCATTGAGAATCGCCAGCTCGGATTCAATCTTCCGGTCCAGGTGCTTGGCGGTGCTCTCCAGCGCAGCCCAGTCGGCGTGCATGGTTTCGGGTATCACGAACTCACGACCGATCAGCGTCAGGAGGCGGCTGCAATTGGCGACCTGCATCACCAGCTCGGCGGCCTCGTCTTCCTTCACCAAGTAATCGACTACCAGGTTGATCGCGTCGTCGCGGTCGAATGCCGGCTCTTCGTCTGGGAAGCCCAGATCACCAGGGCCAGGCATGCGGGCGTAGTTGAGTTGTGCGTTCATCCCCGTCCTCGTTCCGTATGGCCCGGTGTGGGCCGACGAGTTCATTAAACATCACGTGTAACTCTGAGTCAACAGGATGTTTAAACTTTAGGCATGAAAAATCCTGAACGACTCAAGCGACGTTCAGGATTTGGCTTTACTTAGGCTGGATTGTCTTGCTGATCTTGTTGCCGCTGCGCAGCAGGGTTAGCGTGATCGGCGTCCTTGAGGAGGACGCAGCGACAGCAGCCGCGACGTAGTCTTCGGCGGTGAATACCGGCTCCCCATTGATCTCAAGCACTGTATCGCCCACCAGTACGTCGGCTCTGTAAGCCGGCATGCCCTCTACAAGAGCCTGCACAAGAACGCCCTGATTAGTCCCATTAGCCGCCCTTTGCACATCATTTAGTGGTACGACACGCATTCCAAACGACTGCTTTGGCTTCACGAAGAAGATGGCGCCGTAATCGTACCGGTCGGTGGAAATCGGAATGTAGTTTGTCTGTGTTCCATAGGTGGTGGTGCTGGACCTTCCATAAGCGTTTACGGTCCCCGCAGTTCCGTAAGCCGTGGCGCTGGCGTTGGTGTAGGAAGTGCTTGTGGTGGGGGTGGTGATTGGCACCACCGAGTTGTTGGTGCCTGTGTACTCTGGGTTGGTCACGACAACTAGATCGGCGCCAACCGCAACGGCCTGCTTGATCGCCTTATCTTCAGAGACGCCAGCAGCTCCATTGAAGGATGCATAGCCGATAGGCGCATAGCCACCGCGAGCGTAATAGCTTGTTGCGATAGCCATCGCATCTGTCTGAGATGTCTTCTCCAGAATGGGCCTAGTCGGCGCTGGGCTTTCCCTCTGTGAAATTGTGGCTCCGGCATCCGGCAGAGCCTTGTAGAACTCAGAATAGCCGCTTGCGCAGCCTGCTAGTGCTACTGCGATTGCAGTAGCGATAAACACCCTTTTCATCCTTGCCCCCTTGCTGGTTGTCAGTATTCCGGTTGGATCGCCTTCACTAGGCCCGGCACCTCATCAAAGCCGACGCCCTCCTCACGACAGTCTTTCGCTCTTTGCATTTTGCGAAGAAGACTCATGAGCTCCTCATCCCCGAGGCACTCCATGATTCCATCGCAATGCATCGTCTCCTGGCGGATAAGCCAGTTGAGCCAGTACATGTTCCCGAGATCACGAATGCGCGCGTAATGCACATCTCTTTGTAGCGCTGTTAGCCCGTTTGGGTTGCCTTGCGTCACCACTGACAGATGCGATGGCGCCGGCTTCAACTTCACACCTAGCGACACCGCAATTTTGCGGCTGACTTCCTGCATCTCCGATTTACTCACGGGCATCACCGTCCTCCTGATCTCAACTTGTTCAACACCCTTTTGCCTGCATCTCGTAGATCAGCGCTGGCAATGCCTTGAGTCCATCGCTCAATGACCTCGTCTGTGACTAGGTCAATGAGCTCCGCCCTACGTTCTTCGGGGATTGGCTCAAGCACGTTGTCTTCGATATGCCTGAGAAGGGTGACCGTTGCCGCCATCATCTGGCGCTGCTGAGTCACAGAGTGAGACTGTGGCGACGCCGGCGCAGCCTGGGAAACGAACATTGGCTGGATCCCTTCACGCGTCCAGGTCGAGCTAATGCCGAGCATCTGCTGAACTTTGGTTGCGCCAGCAGCTGAGATGCCGCGAGCCTCCCAATTGTTGACCGTCTGCGGTGACTGCCCGACGCGTCGCGCCAGTTCAGATTGTCCGCTGATAGGGGGCGAAAGGGCTGCCGCAGCCTTATAGAGGCGGCGCATTGAGTCGTGCATATCGGCCATACGCCATTGTCCGGCAGCTAAACATTGCGTTGTTACACGTAGTGTTGACAACGCATTAAACATGACGTGTAATGCGCTTCATGAGCGCGAACTCCACTACCGAACTTCACCCCGATGCCGAAGTGATTGACTCGCTCGGCGGGCCGGCCTCTGTCGCCCGAAAGCTTGGCTTCGTCATGCCGGGCGGGACGCAGCGCGTCCAGAACTGGAAGTACCGGGGAATTCCTCCGTACCTCCGCCTGGTCAGGGCTGACGTATTCGGCCCCGCGCCCAAGAAGCGGCGCAAGGCGGCGTAGGGCGTCACTGCCCAATGCGCAGCGGCCGGATGTCGTAACGCTCGCCAGTCCACCGGACCGAAAACCAATTTTTACCGACTCGCTTCAGTGCCACCACGTTGGTGCCGGCCTTCTTCAAAAACCCAATTCCACTCATCCCACTGACTCCCTCTAACGACGATGTACGCAGACCCCACCCATATCCGTGACAACCCGATCAAGGTCCGATTCAACGATTCGGAGCGCGACCTGATTCTTGCCCTGGCGCAGTTCAACGGCCGGCAGCCTGCAGCGTTCGTTCGCGAGCTGGCGTTAGCCGCTGTCGCGTCGATGGACAAGGTTAGGCGCGAAGCCGATGCGGCCTGAAGTGCCAAAGCAGTCCCTGGGGAGGGTCTATGGAAATAGCTCTGACGCCCGCTGAGCGCCAAGCACTTGAGCGGTACGCGCAGGCCTTCGGGCTCTCGCTGGAAGACGCACTGAAACACGCAGCACACGCCGAGCTAGACCGGCGTTACCGCCTACCAACACGGAAGGCCTCAGTCGTACCGATTCAGCCCCTCAAAAGTCCCGGGAGTTCCACATGACACATCTGCCCGCACGCGCTAACGACCCGCTGACCAGCTGGGACGCTGCTGAGCGCAATGACAAGTCTGGCAAGACCCGGCAGCAGCAGAACGTCACGGCGATCACTGTGGCCGATCACCCGGGCATGACGAGTGCGGAGCTGGCCAAGGTGGCCGGCTTGTGCCGCTACATGCTCGCGCGCCGGTTGCCGGAAGTGGAGCGCCAGGCGCGTGTGTTCCGTGGCGATGTGCGCGTGTGCACTGCGACTGGCTACAAGGCCGCGACCTGGTTCCCGGTGCGCTGATGTCTACGATCATCATGTCTCAGTGCTGGCCGCTACAGATGCCGCCGACCCCAAAGGCGGTGCTCATATCTCTGGCCGACAATGCCAACGACCACGGCTATTGCTGGCCGTCTCTAACGACGATCGCAGAGCGCACATGTTTCGGCCGCACGGCGGTCATCGATGCAATCAAGTGGCTTGAATCTGCGGGTGCAGTCCGCGCTGACCGGACTGATCGTTATCGCACGACCTACGTCGTATCGCCAGGAAGTTATGTGGCCGGCGAACCAGTGCGCGAGGCGAACCAGTCCGCGAGGCGCACTAGTTCAAATGGCGGCGCACTAGTTCGCCTGCCGGACATCGAAGTCCGGGAGGCGGATAACGAAGTCCGCCAGGCGGACACTAACCATCAAGAACCGTCAAGAACCATCAGTAAAGCAACCAACAAGAAGCGCGCAAGCGCGCCTTCCTACCCATGCCCTGATGACGTGAGCCCTCAGATATGGGCGGACTGGCTGACTTTGCGCAAAGCAAAAAAAGCACCGGTTACGGCAACCGTCTTGGAGGGTGCATACGCCGAGGCAGCGAAAGCCGAAATGACGCTAGAGCAATTTCTCCGTGTTTGGTGCCGGCGTGGCTCTCAGGGGCTCGAGGCGGATTGGCTCAAGCCGAACGAGCGGGCAGGGCCTCATTCGTCACAACAGCAGCAACCACTCGGCAAGACAGCACAAGCACTGATGGCACTTGAGGACTTCGGAAATGGCGGACTGGATCAAGCGGGAAATCGGGGAGGGTCTGAAGCGCTTGATGTGCTTGGGCCTGGAGCGCACGCCGGCAGCGGAGGTTATCCAGCTGACCGCCGCCGTCTGGCTTGAAACGGTGACGCACAATCGGGTGTGGGATCAGGCGTTGGACGCGGCGCGCTTCCGCCGGGCGTTCGCTTCGCTCTGCCAGCAGCGCACGTCCTGGCCGCCGCCGTCCGCGTTGCTGGAGGCCATGCCGCCGCGCGATCAGCTGGTGCTGACCAAGCAGCCGATCAAGGCCAGCCAGGCAGCTGTGGACGCCGCTGCGCGCGAACTGGGCGATTTCCTGAGGGCTCCGCGATGACCAAATCCGAAACCATCCGCCTACTGCACGCCGAGCGCTGCAGCGTTGACGAGATTGCAGCGGCGATTAGCTGGAAGAGCAGGAACGTTCGGTGGTTCATCAGGGCCTGGATTTCATGAACTGGGTGCGCGGGAAAACAGATAGGTACATCCACAGCGATGACGGACGGTTCTACATCAGCAAGGCCTTCGTGCCCGGTTCAGTCGTCTACACCCTCGCTGATGGACAAGAGCGGATTTGCAGCAAACGTGGTGAATCTGCCCTGCAGCGATGCAAGCAGGAGGCGGAACGAATCTCCAGCACTACTCAATCGGCGCGGCCGTCCCGGTTTGCGCAAGCGGCTTGACCAATAGGAGCTCAAATGAACACCAAGAACCGGATCAAGAAAGAGCGCATCTACGCAACCCGTGTAAACGGTCAGTTGATTGCTTACACGCGACACCACACTGCGCGCTCGGCACAAGCGCTGGTGCTGCAGGAGAAGGTGGAAACCGAAGAGGCGTCGATCGATGACCTGATGCGCATCGGTGCCGAAGGGATTGAGGTCGGCGGATTGGTTCCGGACGTTGATCCGAATCAGCAGCAGCTGCCGATCTAGGGCCGAAACCATGACCCACTTCATTCTCCGCACAGACGGCAGCGCCCACGGCCGTATGTCCGACGCATGGCAGTTCGCCAAGACGATGATCGCGGCCGGCAAGAACGTGCGCCTTGAGGTCAAGGAGCTGTTGCCGAAGCGGTCAATCGAGCAGAACGCCATGTTTCACGCCATGTGTGGCGAGATCGCACGGCAGAAGGAGTGGGCCGGGCAGAAGCTGGATGGCGAGGCTTGGAAGCGCCTTCTGGTCGATGCATGGGCGCGCGAAGAGAACCGCGAACAGGGCCACATCGTCCCGTCGCTGGACGGTCGCTCGATCGTAAACCTGGGCATCCAGACGCGGCGCATGACGGTGGCTGAAATGGGCGACCTCATCACCTGGGCGCAGGCCTGGGCAGTCGAGAACGACGTGCGGCTGTCTGATCCGCACTTCTCCGAGCAGAGGAGGGCGGCATGACCGCCTACTACAACGAATTCGATCCGGCCGCTGCTGCGTGGCTGCGCGAACTGATCAAGGCCGGCGAAATCGCGCCGGGTGACGTGGATACGAGGAGCATTGAGGATGTTCGACCAAGCGACCTGCGCGGATACACCCAATGCCACTTCTTCGCTGGCATCGGTGGGTGGAGCCTCGCGCTGCGCATGGCTGGATGGTCAGACGATCGACCTGTTTGGACCGGTTCCTGTCCTTGCCAACCTTTCAGCGCGGCAGGCAAAGGAGCTGGGTTTGCTGACGAGCGGCACCTATGGCCCGCCTTCCACTGGCTCATCGAGCAGTGCCGACCTCCAGTCATCTTTGGCGAGCAGGTTGCAAGCCGCGACGGCCTCAACTGGCTCGACCTTGTATGCGCTGACCTGGAAGGTGCGGCCTACGCCGTTGGGGCGACCGATCTGTGCGCTGCGGGCGTCGGTGCGCCGCACATCCGCCAGCGGCTCTACTGGGTGGCCGACTCCCGTAGCTCGCGATCACTTTCCCGCGCACAGCCCCGACTACATCGCAGCCAAGAAGGCTCAGGGACACGGGATGTCAAACCTAAACGATACGGTGCAGCTTGCGGGGTGGCCGACGACCAGTTGCAGCAACGACCGAACCGGAACTCCAGAATCGGCCTTGAAGATGACGCGCAAGGACGGAAGCAAGGTCCAGCAGCGGTTACAGGATTTTGCAGTGATATGCCAGCCGATCCGCTACACGGCTTCTGGTCTGGTGCTGACTGGCTCGGATGCAGGGATGGAAAACTCAGGCCAGTTGAACCCGGATCATTCCCGCTGGCTCATGGGGTATCCGCCCGCGTGGCAGCACTGCGTGGTTACGGCAATGCAATCGTTCCAGCGGCGGCCGCGGCGTTCGTGAGGGCTGCGGCATGAAGTGCTCCCACTGCAACACCAGCAACGCAACCAACCGGTGGACGCCGCAGCTATGCGCGGACGGCCGCAAGAAACGGTCTAAGTACCTGTGCGACGCCTGCGACGTGGACCTCAACCGCATGGTGCTGGAGTTCTTCAACGACCCCAAGGCCGCCGAGAAGATGCGGGCTTATCAGGAGGGGCGATGAGATCCAAGAATTCCAGGGCGATCAACGCATCTGAGCGCGCACATCTCGAAGCAGTGAAGTGGCTTCCGTGCAGCGTGTGCAGCGCGCCAGGCCCCAGCGACGCCCACCACATTAAGCAAGGCCAGCACTACACCTGCGTGGCGCTATGCCGCGACTGCCACCAGGGAAGCCTCAACGGGTTGCACGGCCAGCGCCGCATGTGGCTGGTCATGAAGATGGACGAACTCGACGCGCTCGCAGTGACCGTGCAGCGCCTTCACGAACAAGGGAGCAGGGCAGCATGAACCCGCAATCAGAGAAGAAGATGGCGAACGGCGACAGGCTCGCCGAGACGATGACGAAGCGCGAGGCGTTTGCGATCCAGATGATGGCTTCGATGCGAATGGCGAACCCTGAAGCGACCAGCCAGAACGTCGCCATTGATGCAATGGAAGACGCCGACGCCCTTTTGGCTGAAATGGAGAAGCGCAATGGATGAGATCGAGAAGAAGGCGCGAGAGCTTTTGGCGGCGGAACTGAATCCGTTTGATGCAAGGCAGATCCGGCAGGGCCATACCCCTGCCCGGTGTGTTGCAGCGCTTCGTGCAGTGATCGCCGCGCTGTCGGCCGCGCCGCAGGATGGATACAAAGCGGCTTACGACGAATGGATGGACAAGACCGAATGGGTGCAGAAGTCGGCGACCGTGGCCGAGTTGGGCATGCACCGTGCGGATGTTCTGCGGATGCGGATTGAGGCTTTACAGGTGCCGGATGGCTGGGTGCTGGTTCCGGTTGAGCCAACTGACGAAATGAGTTGGGCTGGGACAGATATCGAGGTCGGCTACCCAACGTGGGCCGGAAGCAGGGATAGCTGCACCGGGGAAGAGGCTAGAGCTATCTGGAAGGCCATGCTCGCCGCCAAGCCGGAGACGCACGCATGAGCCAATTCATCTGTGATTCTGCGCCTGCATATGACTCCCACGGCCGCATCAATTTCATGGTGCGATCGGGCGGCTATGTGATGTGCCGTCGGCCGCGCGCCGCTCCGTTTGTGCTGGCCGAGAAGGAATGGCGAAAGTTGCCAAAGGCGCAGGACGATGGCGTTAACTTCGAAGTGCGCGACGCGCGAGTGATCGTAAGGAAGCTGGCATGACCCGCACAGAGCAGCTAGCCCAGGCGCGCCAGTCCGGCCAATACGCCCGCGAGAACGGCCGCAGCCTGGCAGATCGGCCTGGATACGGGATCACCCCATGCGCGGCGGAACTCCGCAAGGCGTGGGCCGAGGGATTCGAGAAGGGGAGTAAGGCGGCATGACGAGCACACTCCGCAAAACCATGGGCCCAGCCCAGGCCGATCGCCTCTACATGGCTGTGGCCACCGAAGACATGATCGAGGCTGTCAACATCCCGCTGCGCGCTCGGCAGGGCACGTTCGGCATCGACTACACCGGACACGCGCCGGAGCTGTACGCGCACGCGCTCGGCTGCAAGGAGGAGCGCATCGCCTTCATCGACATCCGTCGGCGCTGCGCCGTGTTCGAGCGTCCGAAGCAGGAGGGCCTAGCGCTGATGGTGCAGGACATCACCCGCCGGCTCGCAAAGCACGGCGCCAGCCTGGCCTTCATCGTCCAGAAGGACCAGCAGCAGCGCCGCATCGCCAAGCTGCAGATCGTGGCCGATGACAGCCGGCACATCGCCCTGTGGCTGGCCAAGGTGCCGCGCAAGACGAAGCAGGGCGCCATTGGGCCGTTCGAGCTGATTAGCCGGGAGGCGGCATGAAGTTTCAGGCACTTGGCCGACTCAAGACCGGCGCGCTCAACAAGACCGAGCAGGCATATGCGGCGCACCTCGAGTTGCTACGGGCGGCCGGCCAGATCGTCTGGCACCGGTTCGAGGGCGTGAAGCTACGTCTGGCTGACAACACTTTCTACACCCCTGATTTTGCCGTCATGGCCGCAGACGGCGTGCTTGAGATGCACGAAGTGAAAGGCTTCTGGACCGACGACGCGCGCGTGAAGATCAAGGTGGCAGCCGATCAGTACCCGTTCCGCTTCGTCGCGTTCAAAGCGCAGGCCAAGAAGCATGGCGGCGGCTGGCAGCGGGAGGAGTTCTGATGCAGCTCAAGTGTCCAGCGCTCGAGCACCAGATCGGCGGCACTCACTACCGCGAGGGAGGCATTCAGCCGGTCCAGTTCATCGAGGCCAACGGCCTGGCGTTCCTGGAGGGCTGCGTCATCAAGCGGCTGACCCGCCACAACCGCGCCACCGGCAAGGGCCGGCAAGACATCGAGAAAGCAATCCACGAGCTTCAGCTGCTGCTGGAGCTTCGCTATTCAACAGGGGGCAACAATGGCTGAGACATCTGCACGGCCCTTCGCTGGCCGCACTGGTTCCGTTGCACGTTCTTGCGACACGCCCAAGATCGAACACGCGCCGCATCGGCAATTCAGCCGCTCGGCCCGACCGTTGGGAGCCGCCAAGCTGTACACCGACATCACACCGTTGGCTGATCGTGTCGTGGCTAAGATCCGCGAGGTTCGCCGTGCGCGCGGCTGCGGCACTGTGGTGTTCGGCGACCAAGCCGGGTTGGTGTTTGCTCTGTCTGAGCAATCCGTCGCCTGCGGCAATCTGCTGGCAGAGCATCCCGAGTGGCTGGTGGGTGTGTACGCCGGCACTCGTGGCAACGGCGCCCAGAGCGGCTACCCCTCCAGCGAGGACATCCTTGAAGACCTGCGCGAGCACTTCGTGCGCCCTGGCGTCGTGACCGCCGCCGACATCTACGAGCACATCCGGATGCAGGAGGGGTGATGTATATCGCTGCCAGGGCTACACAGTGGCGGAAGGCCATTGACTCAGCCTATTACCCCGGATGCCCAGACGCAGACTATGGCCATTGGCTTAGGGCCGCCGAGGTGTGGCCGGGAAGCAACAGCGCCATCCGGGGCGCGCAGTACCGGGACGACCAGCTGGCAGGTGTCGACAACAGCCAGCAGCCCGCACGAGGTGAGCCGCGTTGCGGCGGTCAGTCTGGCCTCAACCAGGCGGGCGACACTCACTACCTCGGGAACGGGCAGCCCTCCAAGCTGAGGGCACGTCTTCGCTATACCGAGCACGGCAGCTACTGGGAGGTAACGCATGGCGTGTTGCACCCTGAGCGCTCAGTGGCGTTCCCGCTTGACCAATTGCTATGGGTCGCTGGCGTTCGTGCTCGTCAGACCCTTCGACAGGGCGGGGCGTTGCAGTACGCGGGCCCGCGCCAGATCCTGACCAATGGCGGCTGGTAATGGCTAAGGCTGGTCGCCCTACGAAGTTTGACCCCGCATTCGTGCGGCAGGCTTCGTTGCTGGCCAAGAAGGGCTGCACAGACCCAGAGGTTGCCGAGTTCTTCCAGGTGGCGGTCTCGACCATATCGCTGTGGAAGCTCAAACACCCTGAATTTTCGGATGCCCTAAAACTCGGTAAGGCCGAAGCCGATGAGCGAGTGGAGCGCGCCCTGTTTGAGCGGGCGACCGGCTACGTACATCCAGAGACCCATGTGAGCAACTACCAGGGCATCGTGACGCTCACGCCGCTGTTGAAGCACTACGCGCCAGATCCAACTTCGATGATCTTCTGGCTGAAGAACCGCCAGCCGGAAAAGTGGCGTGACAAGCCCGAGGGCTCAGACGACGAGACGCCCACGCCGCCCTCTGTGGTGGTCAACGTGGTCAGCGGGAGGAAGCTTGCCGACGCTTAACGTGCCGCAGGCTGCGTTCCTTGCGCTGCCGAACAAGTTCCGCGCCTTTGTTGGCGGGTTCGGTTCGGGCAAGACGTGGGTGGGGTCTGGTTCGCTGTGCCGGCATTCGTGGGAGCACCCGCGCGTTCCGGCTGGCTACTTCGCGCCGAGCTACCCGCAGATTCGCGACATCTTCTATCCGACGATCGAAGAGGTGGCCCACGACTGGGGCCTCCGCACCGACATCGTTGAGTCAAACAAGGAGGTGCACCTGTACTCGGGTCGCCAGTACCGGAGCACGATCATCTGCCGCTCGATGGACAAGCCTGCGTCGATCGTGGGTTTCAAGATCGGCCGGGCGCTGGTGGATGAGATCGACACGCTTAACAAGCGGAAGGCGCATGACGCGTGGCGGAAGATCATTGCCCGCTTGCGCGTGAAAGCTGATGGGCTGCAGAACGGCATTGATGTGACCACAACGCCGGAGGGGTTCAACTTCGTCTATGAGCAGTTCCACCAGGTGCCAAGCCAGAACCCGGAGAAGGCGGGGCTGTACGGCTTGGTGCATGCGAGCACCTACGACAATGAAATCAACCTGCCGGATGACTACATCTCGTCACTGTTCGAGACGTACCCCGAGCAGCTGGTGTTGGCTTACATCGACGGGCAGTTTTGCAACCTGACGAGCGGGTCGGTCTACGGCACCTATGACCGCCGGCTCAATGGCACTGACGCAACGATCGATGAGGACGAGCCGCTGCATATCGGTATGGACTTCAACGTGCTGAACATGACGGCGGTTGTTTGCGTGATCCGCGACGACCAGCCATTGGCGCTGGACGAGCTGACCGGCGTGCGCGATACGCCGGCAATGATCGAGGCGCTGCACGAGAAGTACCCGCGCCGGCGCATCACCGTCTATCCCGATGCCAGCGGCAAGAACACCCATACCAGCAACGCCAGTATCTCCGACCTGGGCCTGCTGCGCGCCGAGCGAAACTTCACCATCCGCGTGCCGAATGCGAATCCGACGATTCGCTCCCGCGTGGTGAGCGTGAATTCGATGCTGCGCAATGCGCGCGGCAAGCGTCGCCTGCTGGTAAACGCACGCAATTGCCCGAAGCTGTCCGAAGCCCTGGAAAAGCAGGCCTACGACGATAACGGCATGCCGGACAAGACCACCGGGTTCGACCACCAGCCTGATGCGTTGGGCTACTTCATTCACAACCGGTTCCCCGCTGCTTCCAGTGCGCGAGATCGCGCAGCCAGCAGTAGCCGGACTGTCACTCCATTCACCCGCAGATGGCTGGAGCAGGGCCGTGACATCGGCGATGACCTAGCCCAACGCAAGAGGGATGCACTTTGAACACTTTCGACAACCAACTGGTGGACGCAATCGACGCCGATGCCGCGGCCGCCGCTGAGGTTGCGGCCCGCGCACAGGCGCTGCTGCAGGAAGAGGCCGATGTCTCCGCCTGGCAGAAGCGCATCGACGAGGCGCGCGACTTCGATAAGGATGCGCGCAAGGGCTATGCCATCGACCGTCTGTACTGCGCCAACGCGGTGGACCACGAGGTCTACGACGTGTCGGTGCCGATCGCTGGCACCTACGTGAACCTGCTGACCTCGTTCCTGTATGCGCGCGATCCCGAGCCGAGCGTGCTGCCGGCAGAGAGTGCCGGGTCCAGCCGCGTGAAGGAAGCCAAGCTGGCCAGCCGCACACTGGAGATCGTCATCACCAGCCTGTGGAAGAAGGGCCGGCTCAAGGATGCCGCCGATCAGATGGTGCGCTCCGGCCTGACGATCGGCATCGGCTGGATCAAGGCGGCATGGCATCGCCAGACCGACCGCGACCCGATCATGTCGCAGCAGATCGAAGACCTGCGCACGCAGATCCAGGCCGCGCAGGAAAGCGAGCGCCAGTTGCTTGCCGGTGACGCACCGAACCCCGATGAGCTTGCCGCTGAGTACGCGCGCCAGATGGCTTCTCTTGAAGATCAAGTGGAGGTGGTTGTCTACAACGCCCTGTGCATCGACTTCGTGCGTGGCGAAGACATCCAGGCTGCACCAGGTCTGGCGTGCCTGAAGGATTACCGCTCGTCGCCGTGGATTGCCCACCGCACCTTCATGACCCTGGATGACGCCAAGGCTGCGTATCCGGATGTGGTGGATGAGGACGGCACCACCGTGCTGAGCCGCGCCACGCAGTTCTATCAGGCAAAGGCTAGTGACGGCCGCACCGCGCACGTGGGTGACGGATCGACGGTCAGTGATACGGACGCCGATGCATTCCGCAGCGGTGCGGCACCTGGACAGACCAGCGAGTCCGCTAACGCCCACGTCTGCATCTGGGAGATTTGGGACCGCAAGACCGGGTCAGTGCTGACGATCGCACAGGGACTGAAACGCTACCTGCGCCCTGCCTACCGCCCTGACCAGAAGACCACGCGCTTCTATCCGTTCTTCCAGTGGGCGCCGCTGTGGGTTGATGGCCGCCGACATCCGCAGTCGCTGGTGTCGCGCTCCCGCGCACTGCTGGACGAGTACAACCGAATCCGCACCAACTACCGCGAGCATCGCCGGCGCGCCATCCCGAAGCTCGGCTTTGACGCTGGCGCGGTTGATGAGACCGAGGCCAAGAAGATGGAGGCTGGCGGAACCGGCGAGATGATCCCGCTCAACCTCAATGGGCAGGCGTCCGGGGCAGTGCTGTTCCCGATCCAGTACAACCAGGTCGATCCGACGTTGTACGACACTGCGGTGATTCGCGCCGAGCTGGAGTTGATCTGGGGCATCCAAGAGGCACTGTCCTCCAGCATCCAGACCGCCAAGACTGCCACCGAGGCCGACATTCAGCAGCAGGGCACCGAGTCGCGCTTGGGCTACAGCCGCGACAGCTTGGACGAGGTGTTCAGTGCGCTCGCCGAGTACACCGCAGAGCTCGCGATGTCGCCGGCTGGCCTTACGCTAGAGGAAGTGCAGCAGATCGCCGGCGCGGAAGCTTTCTGGGTACATATGGACGAGCCTGAGCTGGTCGCCGCCTTGATGGCCGTGGACATCCGTGCCGGCAGCTCTGGCCGTCCGGCCACCAGTCTGCGTCGGCAGCAGTGGGGCGCGATCCTGCCCCAGTTGCAGCAGGCCGTCATCCAAATCGGTCAGATGCGCGGTGCGAGCCCGCTGGATGTCGCCAACAGCTTGGAACAGCTGATGGTCGAGACGATCGAGCGCACCGGTGACAGCAGCATCGACGCCTACAGCTTCATCCCGCAGGCGCCCATGCCAACGCCTGGCATGGCCCCTCCTGGGGCGCCCGGCATGCCGATGGATCCGTCAGGCATGCCCATGCCGCCACAAGCTGCAAACGCACCTGAGATGCCGATGCCGGCACTTCCCGAACAACCCTTTACCCCCGCCGCCTAACGGAGACCCACATGGACCCGACCGACTTCACCCCCCAGGAACAGATCGACACTGCCGCGGCTGACGCTGCAGCAGCTGCCGCTACTGCCGAATCACAGCAGCAGGAAGCGCCGCAGCAGGCGGATGACCAGCAGCCCGCACCCGACAAGCTCGACGCCTTCAGTGCTGGCGTCGAAGAGGCGCGTGCACATGAGGCCGACGAGCCCGGCGCGGCTCCTGCAGATGCGCCGGTGGGTGACCCGCCTGCCGAAGAGCCGAAGCCGCAGGACCCGCCGAGTGGCGAGCCGGCCAAGAAAGATCCGAAGCCCGATGAGCCGCCCAAGTCGGTTGATGAGGAGATCAAGGATCTCGGCATCACCAATGAGCGTACGCAGAAGCGCTTCCGTGAGCTGTCTGAGCGCGCCGCCGAAGTGGAGCCGCTGCGCACAAAGGCCGCCAAGGCTGACGAGTGGGAGCACACGATCACCAGCACCGGCGCGTCGCCCCAGCAGTTCGGCAACGCTCTGAACTATCTGGCCGCGATCAACTCCAAGGACCCGGATGCGATGGCGCAGGCGTACGACGCCATGAGCAAGGAGCTGCAGTGGCTTGGCCAGAAGATCGGCCGCGAAGCGCCAGGCTTCGACCCGATCAGCGCGCATCCGGATCTGGCCGAGAAGGTCGCATCGGGCGACCTGACGCGCGAGGTGGCCGCCGAGATGGCTCAGCACCGGCAGCGCGGCGTGCTGCAGCAGGAACAGCGCACCACGCAGCAGCAGACCTACCAGGCTGAGCAAGCGCACCAGTACGGCATTTCTCAGGTAGCAGCGCTGGGCGAGCAACTGAAGGCTTCGGACCCGTTCTTTGCGAAAAAGCTGCCGTTCTTGATGCCGACTGTCGACGTCATTCAGCAGACGCTGCCGCCCGAGCAGTGGGTGCCAGCTATCCACCAGGCATACCTGCGCCTGCCCGCAGTTGCCGCGCCGGCACCAGCAGCTCCAGCGGCGCCGCGCCAGGCCAACAACCCGACGCGCGCGAACCCAGGCATGTCGTTGGCTCCGAAGCCGACGAAGGAGAACGCGTTTGAGTTCGGTGTGGCTGAAGCCCGGGCGCGCGGCATCTGATCCGTTGAACGCAGGCGGGAGGCTGGGATTCTGGCCTCCCAAACGGATAGAGCCGCCAGCAATGAATGATCGGTCAATTGAACAGGAAATCCAGGCCAAGGGCTTGACCGCGCCGCGCGTGACGCCGGCCGACATCGAGGCATATATCAGCGGAGAGTTCTACTACCACCTCGGGCAGACTGAGCCGTATCGCAGTTCTGCGGAAAACCCTTTCACAGAGCGTCAATTCCAAGCGATTTCATGCTTGACCATCTGTGTGATTGTGTTGCGCAACGGATTCACTGTCACCGGCGAGTCAGCCTGCGCCAGTCCCGAGAACTTCGACGCTGAGTTGGGCCGCAAGATCGCGCGCCAGAATGCGGTCGCGAAGATCTGGCCGCTTCTGGGCTTCCGGCTGCGCGACAAGCTGGCGGCGGAATGAGCTGGCCCACGCCATCCAAGCTCGCTCGCCAGATCCACGCCATCCTGATCGTGCGCTATGGGATGTGGGGCGACCTCTGACCGACAAACGGCCCCGCTTCTGCGGGGCTTTCTTCATCCGTTGACAGTCCTCGCACCTCACGCATAGTCGCGTCCATCGGCAACAAGCCGACCCGCGTGTGACGTAAGCCGGATTCGCCACCGGTAGCGCTGAAACGAGCCTCGCGCCCTCGGAACGCGGAAAGACCAAGGCCTTTACGGCCCTCTCTCTTTCCCTCCGAGGCTCATCATGCCCTTGACCACTGCACAACTCCTGGCCGGCGCAAACCGGCAGATGGAGAGCTACGCCACCAACGACCCCATCGACCAGTTCTCGCGCGAGCGTCCGTTCGCCAGCTGGTTGATCGCCAACCGCCAGGATTCGGTCTTCGGCAACGGCATCTTCAATGAGAAGGTGCGCATCTCGAACGACTCGAACTACCAGAACTACACCGGCGACGATCAGGTCACCTACAACCGTAAGGACACCGTTCGCAAGGCGCCGTTCCAGCATTACGAAGCGCACGACGGTTTCACGCTCAACGAAACCGAGCTGTCGAACAACGGCATCATCCTGACGGATGACAAGAATGCCGTCATGACCGAGGCCGAGAGAATCCAGATCGTCAACTTGCTTGACGAAAACTGGTCTTCGCTGAAGGACGGCTTCCAGGAAGAGTGGGACATCGAAGTGCATCTCGACGGCTCCACCAACCCGAAGGCTGTGCCGGGCTTGGACGCGCTCGTCAGCACCACCCCGACCCTGGGCGTGATCGGCGGCATCGATGCGGCAACCTCGCCGTACTGGCGCAACTTCGCGGACATGAACATCCCGACCGGCACTGCCGGCGTGCTGATCACGCGCCTCGAAACGCTGTGGCGCCAGACCGTTACCTACGGAAAGATGGGCTCGCCCGATTTCATCCTGGTGGGCGCGGCGATGTACGACGCCATCCAGGCGGACGCGCTCAAGGTCATGAGCCGCCAGATCACGCTGGGCGTGAACGGTAGCGGCGGCATCACGCTGGATCCGTCCACCAAGGCGCTGGCTTTCAAGGGCGTGCCGGTGGTGTGGGATCCGAGCTTCGAGGCCATCGACGCGCGCCTGGGTCCGATCACATATCCGTGGACCAAGCGCGGTTACTTCCTCAACAGCAAGACCATCAAGCTGCGCCCGGTCAAAGGCCGCTGGATGGTCAAGCGCACCCCGCCGCGCGTCTACGACCGTTACACGCACTACTTCGGGCAGACCGCCGATTACGGCCTGACCACGAAGAAGCGCAACAGCAACGCGGTCTTCTCGATCGCCTGACCCATCAATGCCGGCGGGGCTGACCTCGCCGGCAGGAGACCGATATGCCGAACATCAAATCGCTACCCACCGGCAGCGTCATCGTCGCGTTGGACACCACGCCGCTGCTGGGCGGGCAGGGCCGTGAGGGCATCGCCAACTTGGGCGCGAACGCATCGGTGACCGCCGGTGTGCTGCTCCAGGGCCATGCCATGCCTGCTGATGGCAGCACGCCTGCAGCGGGCAGCTCGGGCTGGTTCACGCTGCTGAGTGGCGTTGCCAATCAGTTGCCGGTGATCGAAATTGCTGATCTGCCGGACTTCATTCGCACCGGTGCCGCTGCCACTGCGCCGATCATCCTGGAGGGCGTGCAGTAATGGCCAAGACCACACTGACGCAGGTCACCCTGCTGATCGACCGTGACGCCAGCACCAAGATTCCGGTCGTGGTGTTCGATTACGAGCAGCCGCTGCTGGAAGAGATCTACGGCGAAGATCTGGTGCACGAACAGGAAGCCAAGGATGTCGAAGTTGAAGACTTCGATGTGCAGGCTGCCTTTGATGGCCTGGTGAGCAAGTACGGCGGCAACAGCGAATCCGACCGCGTGCGCAAGATGTTCTATCCGAAGGTGCGCGACCTGGAGAAGAAGCTGGGCTTCAGCGCCAAGTCGGCCAAGTCCAGCCCGGCGGAAGCCGGAAACCCGGGACTGACCGCCGGCACCATCCCGGAAATCGCTGACCGCATGGTCAACATGTCCAATGACGAGCTTGACCAGCTCGAAGCCGAGGAGAAGGCGGGCAAGAACCGGGCCGGCGTGCTGGCAGCGCTCGAAGCTGAGCGCGCAGAGCGTACCGGGCAGGAGTAACCCACGCTGGCGGCGAGGGTGGCGGCCGGCCGGGGGAACTCGGTCGGCCGTCTTTTTATCAGGAGGCGAGATGGCAGACCCGATCAGCTACAACTGCGATTGCGACGACGACTATCCGAGCAGCACACTCGCAGACCTGCGTAAGCGTCTGCTGCGTCGCCTTGGGTTCTCGGCGATGGCCGCCAATCCGCCGCCGGGCATGTCCGAGCTGCTGGATGACTTCATCAGCAGCGCGCAAGAGATGCTGTTCCGTCGCTATTCCGTGCTGCGCCGCGAGCGCATCTATACGTGGGATCTGGTGGCCGGCACGCGCTTCTACGACCTGGACGGCAATGCAGATGAGTGCACCAAGCGGCTGCAGGCGGGGATGATCACCTGGGCCGGCATCTCGCAGGGCGAGGATAGTTGGCGTCCACTGGTGTGCGGTATCGACCCGACGATGTACACCAGCCGCGGCCCCGGCATCCCAAGCCATTACGAAATTCGCCAGTGCATCGAGCTGTGGCCGGCGCCGTCAGGCACGACGTGGAAGCTGCGCATCAAGGGCCGGTTCGGCCTCAATGCACTGACAGCGGATGCGGACAAAACGACCGTAGACCCTGAGGCCATCTTCCTGCTGGCGCTGGCCAACGCCAAGGCGCACTACGCGCAGCCTGATGCAGCCAATTACGCGAGCCAGTTGCAGACCTACATCAAGGACCTGGTGCGCGGCGGCCATCAGACGCGGCGCTATATCCCCGGCACACGCGAGCTCTGCAACGCCGTGCGGCCCATCCCTGTTGGCGGCTGGCCGGAGAGCGTGCCATGAGGCAGCAGGCGCTATCAGCAGTCAAAGCAGGCATCACGCGGCTTCGCGACAAGGGCGGCGCATCGCCGGATTCGGTGTACGACCTGCTGAATGGCTACGTCACCGCAGCACGCACCATCAAGTCACGGCCGGGCACGCGCATCGCGCTACAGCTGCCGCCGGGCACTAAGGGACTGGTCTACTTTCAGGGCAAGTTCGTGGTCTTCGCGAGCGCGGTCATTGCCTCGCTGTCGCCGGAGGTGGAAATCGAGGTGTTGCGTCACCCCAGTGCGCCGGAGGCTGCGATTGCCGACATCCATTTCGCTATGCCGTTCCTGGGATTTCTCTACGTTGTTGCCGAGTTCGTCGGTGGCGATGTCTACCATTACTGGCTTGAGAAGGGCGAAGTGTGGCAGCCCAACAAGACCTACTTGCCTGGCGCGCTGGTGCGCCCGTCTACAGGCAATGGTCTGGCATATCGGCTTGAGGGTGACCGCAGCGGCTACGTTGCGTGGGCACCGAATGTCGGGCGCGCAGTTGGCGACGTGGTGGTGCCAACCACCGACAACGGCTTCAAGTACACCGTGATCGAGACCACGGGCGCCGCATCGCGCTCTGGCACGACCGAACCCGAATGGCCGACCAACGCAGGCGAGACGGTGTTCGAAGACGCAAATATCCCGAACCCGCTGGGCCCTGGTAATGCTGGCGCGGGTGATAGCAGCGTGCCGACGAGCGTTTCCGACCGATATGGTACTGGCGCACAAGGGGGGAGCAACTGATGGCCGTGCCACTTTGGCAACCTGGCACCCTCTACCAGCCGGGCGACCTAGTTCAGCCCATTACTGCGCCGCCGCCAAATGTGGCGCAGGTGGTGAACGGTGATTTCAGCGCGGGCAACGCCAACTGGGACTTCACCGGTGGTGCCGAGTTTGCGGCCACGGGTGGCTATGCCGGCAACGGCCCATGCGTGACCATGCCGGGCAGTGTCCCGGACGGCCTGGCGCTCAACCGAAGCAAGCTGATTGTCCCGACCAGCGGCAGCACCTTCGAAGCAGCGGCACTCATCCAGCAGGGCGCATCGATTGCCGGCGCTACCCGTGGCTGGGTTGAGGTCCAGTGGTTCGATGCCGAAGACAACTTCATCACCAGCGAGCGCGGGAACGTCGTCAGCGACGGCAGCGGCGGTGAGTGGAAGAAGTCCAGCATCACAGCCACGCGCCCAGCCTCGGCGGCTTACGCGCGCGCAGGCATTGGTCTGTTCTCTGTCGCCGACCACACTCACCCCATCTGGGGCGACAACCTCACCGTATCCGGTACGTTCGCAGGCCTGCCTGATGGACTGATTTACCGCGCAGTGCAGCCTGAGTCGGGGTTCTCCGCAGCAAGCGAGCCGGCCTGGCCGCCCATCCTTGGCCAGCAGGTCATCGATAACGAGGTGATATGGGAGGCGGTTGCCTCAACCCGAGTGACATGGGAGGCCTCACCGCTTTACGTGAGCGGCGCCACAGAGCCTGCCTGGCCGATCGACGTAGACGGGCTGGTGCGCGACGGCACCATCAACTGGCGCGCGGTGTCGCGTCGGGTTGAGGACGAAAACTGCCCGAATACCAAGATTGTGGTCATCGGTGCGAGCAAGGTCTTCTGCGGGGACGACGACATCGTGCGCTACAGCGCTACGGTCAACCCGTTGGACTGGACGACCTCAAATAACGCCGGTTACTTGCCGACGGGACTGCAGAACTATGGCGCCAACCCGGTCGCCGCAATGGGACTGTATCGCGGCAACCTGGTCGTATTCAACTCCGAAGCCTTCCAGCTTTGGCAGATTGATGAAGATCCGGCAAACATGGCTTTGCTCGACGCCCTGCCCATGGGCAGCACCCAGCACCACGCAATATCTCCTGTGTCCAATGATCTGTTCTTCCTCTCCTCGCAGGGGGTGCGCACGCTAGGCATTGCCGCCAGCAGCACCAACTTCCAGGCCGGCGATGTGGGGATGCCAATCGATCCGCTTGTGCAAGACCGGATGCGGTATGCGGCCGTTACGGGGAAGGAACCCTTAGGTCTCTACTACCCTGGTGCAGGCCAATACATGCTTGCATTCCAGGATCTGTATCGTCCTCCGCTGTCGCTCACAGGCACGCTGCCGGCGTGGAACGTGTGGGAGGACTACGATGCAGCGCTGGCAATCAGCAATGCATATGGGGTGCCATCTTCAGCGGGGCTTCTACTGTCACCCTCTATTGCTGGCTCCAATGCCGTAGCGAGCGGAACTGTATTGGCGGTGCGTTGGCCTGAGGGGTCCTACCCGGAGGGGCCGATTGCAGTTGCCGCCAAAGTCCGCGACGAAGTGGGCCAGATCGCCACGTGGCAGGGTCAGGTTGCAGTGAATTACCTGGAGTGGGATCGGACCTGGTCCGCACATGACCGTATTCCAACCTCCGTCGATTGGTTGGATATCTATTACGTGGAAGCTTGGGGATTCTGGGTAGCTGCTGTTGGTGACGGCTCTCTTGGCTTACTCCTTCGCAGCGCCGATGGCATTTCTTGGCAGACTGTTTCGGATACGTGGGATTTTGGTGCTTCCCTATCGGGTGGGGCCTTTGCTTATTCTCCAAAGCTAGATCGATTGCTTTTTCTTGGCCGGCTTAATGTTACGGTTCTAGACCGAAATCTTGCAAAAACGGGCGGAAACGAAAACGTCAGTTTCTCGGGATCGGCTATCTGGGTCGATTCGCTTGAAAGATGGTTTTGCTCCGGAGATGCGCAATGCTTTCAGTCGGCTGATGGATCTAGCTGGAGTGCCAGCAACTATCCATTTGCTTCCAGCGGAAACGTGTATTCGCTGGCTTTCGACCAAATTACGATGCAACTGCTGATGGTGTGCAGCAATGGCACTTGCTATGTAAGTGTTGATGGAGTTGCTTGGGGCACCTCTGGAACCCACGATTTTACTGCCGGTCGCACAGGACGGAGCGCATTTTATTCCAAGTACTACGGGGGTGTCGTCTCCTGTAGGCAGCAAGGAACAAATGGCCGCGATTACGCACAGGTTTCGCGCGACGGGGGAATTACTTGGGCGGTCATTGTCCCTAGCGATGGTGGCGGATTGACTTACTGCACGTTTGCCGAATCAAGTGCAATTAAAGACGCCGTTTTTTCCTTCGATAGTGGTGATGTAATTGAAGATCGCGGGGGCATCCAGACCAGATCAAAGATCATTGATGGGGGTGGCGGCGTTATCCTCAGCTATTCGCGGAAAAGCCACAAATACCTAATGGTTAACAGGCGGGTTAACCCCCTCGGCTCTATCCTCATCTCAAACAGCTGAATCCCATGTCCACTGAACTTTTTGTTTATTCGATGACGCGTGTTGGAGCAGTTGGGGCATGGTCGCGATATGTGATCCCAATGGATATTGATGACTGGGTTATACGGGGAGAAGACCTGTATATCCGCGCAGGAGATAACATCCTGGTCCTTGATGAGACCGCGATTGGTGACGAGGTTTCGCTGGGGGTTGTGCAGAATTTCCCGGGCCTCATTCAGTGGCCGTGGCTCGACTTCGGACAGCCTGGCGCCACCAAGATGCTCTACGGCTTCGACATGGTGGGCAACGGCGATGTAAGCGTGCAGTTCGGCTACGACCAGACGAATGGCGGCGTCTTCACTGATGCCTACAAGGTTCCAGGCGACACCGTGCCCGGGATGGTTATCCCGATGCCGCTGGCCGCGCCATCGTTGTCGGTCCGACTCACGTTTGACGGGTCTCAGGACTGGCAATGGAATGCCTTCTGCCTGTACCTGCAGGATCTGCGGGGTATGGCGTGACCGTTGAACGTACGCGCGGCCCGGGCACCATCCCTGCATGACGCCTGCCCACCTCCCTTCGAACATCATCCAGTGCAAGACGGCCCACCTGGTCTACCTGGCCGGGAACATGCGCGCTACCGAGCAGGAGCAGTTCCTGGCAGTCACCGGCGCCAAGCAATACGACCCGGAGATGGGCGCGCATTGGCTGATCAACGTCGCCGCGCGCTCCGGCGGGTTTGCCTTCACCGCGGTGTTGGATGACAACCGGCCGGCCGCGGCTGGTGGCTTCGAGCCGATTTCGCCTGGCGTCTGGCAGTCCTGGATGGTCGGCACCGAAGAGGGTTGGGCACAGCAGTGGCGCAGCATCACGAAGGCATCGCGCTGGACAGCCGAGCGCATCTTCGAATCCGGCGCGCACCGTGTGCAGACCACCGCGCTTGTGGGTCGCAAGGAAGCCATCGTGTGGTTCCAGCGGTCGCTCGGCATGCACCCGGAGGGCATCTGGCGCGCCTTCGGTGCGAACGGCGAAGACTTCGCCAGCTTTTCTCGATTGCGGGGTGAATGATGGGCAGTTCAAGTAGCGGCGCGGCAACTGAAGCGGCCCAGGCGGATGCGTGGCGGCAGAGCAACATCAACCGCGCTGTCGGCCAGATCAATTCCGCGTACGGCAGTGCCGGCCGCGAAGCGGACATCAACGACTTCCTTGGCGCATCGCGCAGCTTTTACCGCAACGAGTTGGACCGCCAGAAGGATGTCGCCGATCGCAGCCTGAGCTTTGCCATGGCCCGCAGCGGCCTGACAGGCGGCTCTGCCAGTGTGGATGCCAATCGCCTGCTGGGTGAGAACTTCCAGCAGGGAGTGCTGAGCGCCGATCGCCTGGCGCAGTCTGCGGCCACCAATCTGCGGACGGCCGACGAGCAGGCTCGCATGAGCCTGATTTCGCAGGCCCAGAGTGGCATGGACATGACTGGCGGCGCATCGCAGGCCGCGGCAGCGCTGCGCACTAATCTGCAGGGCGCGCAGGCCGGTCTGAAGGCCGATGCGCTCGGCGATGTGTTCGGCGGGATCGCCAGCATCGCCAAGAACAGCCGCGACCAAGCTGCAGAGCGGCGCGGCTTCAATAACACATGGGGCTTCTACCAGCCCGGCTTTGGACAAGGGGCCCCGCAATGAGCCAATCCGCTTGCATCAATTTGAACGACACAGGAGGCGCAATGGCTACGTCCATCGTGTGCGGTCATCGGAACTGAGGCGGTCTGGGTTCCGGCGCTACTAGCCGCAGTTGGTGGCGGTGCAACGTACGTCAGCCAAAAACAGGCAGTAGATCAGCAGGACGACCTGCTGGGCGCGCAGATTCGGAAGCAGAGCGCGCGGCAGGACGAGGCTGACAAATCGGTCAACCGGTTGCTGGCCGATCGCACCACATCGGACGCAGCCAACGAGCGTGGGACCGCTGCGACTCAGTATCTGCAGCAGGTCCGCGCAGCGCAGGGCGCGGCATCCAACGGGCTTCGCCAGGCCGGCGCGGTCAGTGACGCATATCAGCAGCAGAGCAATGACGCCGCGCTGGGTATCGCCGACTACGGGTCAAGCGTGGCCAATCTGATGGCGCGCATTGATGCGCCACAGCAGCAGCGCCAGCGCGAGGCGATCGAGAGCGCGCAACTCGGCACCGATCTGGGCATGATCGGCCGACGCTCGGCCAATGACGACTTCCTGACCAAGTTAAAGCTGCAGAGCGTGCGACCGAACCCATGGCTCGCTGCTGCTGGCCAAACCGCCAGCGGCGCCGCCGGCGCCTGGAGCTACTGACATGGCATCGAATGGATGGGGCGCGTTGGGCGCAGCATTACTGGGCGGTGGCAATAACGAGCAGGCCTACCAGCGCGGGCAAATGAATGGCGCAAAGCTCACCTCGCTTCTTGCTGATGCCAGCATCAAGCGGGATGAGGCGATGCAGCGCGAGCAGTTGGAAGCGCGGCTGGCTGCGGCCGGTAGCAGTCCGGAGCAGGCTGGATTGCTGGCAACGGCCCTGCGCGGCGGCTTCGACCCGACCAAGATCACCGGCTATACCGGCGATGTGCAGGAGCAGGGGTTCCGACAGGCTGCCGTCGATCGTGCGACTGGCGGCGACTGGGGCTCTGCCAATGCCGCGCTGTTGGGCGTAGCGAATGGCCCGGTTGATCTTGCTGCGGTACAGGGCCAGAACCTGATCAACAACCGCCTGCTGCCGGGGGGTGGAGGAATCACCACCACCGAGCAGGGCCGGTCTGGCATGGCGGCCGATGCGGCGCGCGCAGCTGCAAGTTACGCCTCGGCCAACAGTTCCAATGCCAGCGCGCAGTCTGCGCTTGGTCGCCTGGCGATTGCGCAAGGTCAGTACGGACTACAGCGGGCCGGCATGTGGGATCCTGATGGCAGGACGCCGGCTAAGGCTGCTGCAGCCAGCGGCGTCGGCAAGCTTTCCGAAGGCCAGTCGAAGGACGTGCTGTATTACACGCGTGGCAACGAAGCTAACAAGCTGCTGTCCACGTTCGGCAACAATCTGACGGCCACCGGAGGCCAGCAGGGTGGTTTGCGTGGCGCGGCCGATGCGCTGCTACGCTCTCTTCCCGCGGGCGTAGGTGATTCGGGCGCGGTCAACAATCTTGTGTCTGCCCCCCGTCAGCAGGCAGAGCAGGCAGGCCAGGAGTTCCTGGCATCCATCTTGCGCAAAGACACCGGCGCGGCGATCACGCGCGAAGAAACCGACCTTTACGGGCAGATGTACTTGCCGCGGCCGGGGGACTCGGAGCAATCCTTGCGGCAGAAGGCACGCGCGCGCGACATCGCACTGCAGGCGATCCGCGCCAGTATGGGGAATGCAGCGGCCGCAATCCCGACGATTGCGCCACCAAGCGCAGCCCCGCCCGCTGGTGGCGCGCTCGGTCAGGCGCTGGGAGCTGCAATTGCCCCACGAGCGGGTGCCGCAGCTGGCGTGCAGCGCGCTCGCAACCCAGCCACTGGGCAATCCCTGGTGCTCATCAACGGACAGTGGGTGCCTGAGTAATGGCCGATCCGATCCCCGCGCTTCCCCCTGGCTTCGTGCTGGAGCCATCTGCAGCGCCTGCGATGCCGGCATCGCCTGCACCCCAGCTACCGGCGGGCTTTGTGCTTGAGGACGACATCCCAACGCTACCGGCCGTCCAGGCCCAGGCTCCCGATTTCTCGAACGTACAGGGCGGTGTCGAATCGACTGCGAAACTGTCAGCAAACCCAGCAAACTCATCGCGCTTTGCTCAGATGATCAGCGGCCGGTCACAAGGTGGTGACGGCTGGAAGCCTGGCACTTTGCGTGATGTGGCGCTCGGTGGCCGGGCGCTGCTACAGGGGGCTGGCAGTCTTTTCGGTGCGCTAGGTGGCGATGCGATCAACACGGCGGTTATCAATCCGATCGCGCGTGCTCTTGGTGGCGCCGAGGCGCAGCCATATCGCGAAGAACTAGGAGCCCTGGCTGATGTACTTGGTTTGCCCAAGGCTCAGAATGCCGGAGAGCGGGTCAACAGCGACATTGCTGAGGCCCTGACCGGAACTGGCTTGACCATGGGCGTGGGCGGGCTATTGAACACCGGCAGGTCTGCTGTTTCCGCAGCTGCGCCATCGCTTCGCGCAAAGCTCGCCGAATTCCTTACGGCCCAACCTGTCCTGCAAACCGTAAGTGCGGCCACAGGTGCCGGCGCGTCTGGCGCAGTTCGCGAAAGCGGTGGTGGCGCCGGTTCGCAGTTGGCTGCTGCTTTGGCAGGCGGCCTAGCGCCAGGCGCTGCGGGTGCTGCGGTGCCCGCTGCTGTACGCGGCGCATTGCGCGGAGGCGAGTCGAGCCGTCAGGCCCTTCAGACCGCTATACAAGAATTCGGGAGCGTTGGCGCTACGCCATCGGTTGGGCAGGGCAGTGGTGCTTGGTCACGGCAGGGCATCGAAACCTTGCTCGGCGCCGGTCCAACTAGTGCAGGCGTTATGGCGCGTGCCGCAGAGCGGCAGGGCGAGCAGATCGGTGCGGGTCTCAATAATGTGGCGGACACGCTATTCCGTAACCCGAGTGCCGAGCGTGCTGGCCGCGCGATTGAGGGCGGCATTCGCGGTGAAGGTGGATTCCTCAATACATCGCGTGAGCGTGCCAACCAGCTATATGGGCGCCTTGACGAGCTACTGCCGGCAGATAGCCGGGTGGGAGTGGACAACGTTCGGCAAGCCCTTGCATCGCTTAACTCGGAGATTCCTGGCGCACCTAGCGTTTCGCGGTTCTTCCAGAATGCGCGGTTGCAGGGCATTGAGGGTGCACTTCAGCAGGATGCAGGCGGAATCGAAGGCGTGCTCAGCCGCCCCGGCATGCGTGATCGCGTCAACCAGATGCGGCAGGAGCTGACAGAACAGGCTGCAATGCGCCGCGCAGAACTAGCACAGGAGACGAATCAACAGCGCCAGGAGCTCATGGCGTCCGCTGGCCAGCAGCGTGAGCAGCTGACTGCGGAGGCGCAGCTGGTCCGCGACCGTTTGACCAGCACAATCGAGAGCAGGCGCGCCGATTTGTACCGGCAGTCCGACGAGCAGCGTCAGGCCCTTTACGCGGAACAGCAAGCCGCGCTGCGCGAGAACGAGCGCCTACGCAGTCTTGGCCTGAGCGACTTGAAGCCAGTTCTTTCGGACGCGGAAATCGACGCGCGCGTGCCTACCTACGCACAGATTGATCAGCGGCTACCTACTGCAGCGGATATCGAAGCACAGCTGCCTGCGCAGAGGGATATCGACGCGCAGGTTATGCCACAGGGCGCTATCGAGCAGCAGCTTGTGCCTGATCAGGCATTCAATGATCCGAATTTCGGTGGCGACTATATCGAGAAGCAGGTAAACGAGTTCTTGCAGGGCCAGGTGGATGGGAAGCTTCCCTACCAAGCACTGCAGAAGCTGCGCACGCTGGTGGGCGGCGAGCTGGAGGGATCAAGCCTGCTGAGCGACGTTCCGCGCAGTAAATGGAAGGCAGTGTATGGCGCGCTGACCCGTGACATGGAGGCTGCGGCCACGACGCCAGAGGCAAAGCAGGCCCTTTCCCGCGCCAATGCGTACTTCAACGCCCGCGCCGAGCGCATCGATGCCATTGACCGGGTGATCGACCGAAATGGTGGGCCGGAGAAGATCTACTCGGCTGTGATGGGCGGTGTTCGCGATGGTGGTTCAACCCTCCGCGCTGTGATGCAGTCGCTCCCGGCGGAAGGGCAGAAGGCAGTCACAGCAGCGGCGATCCGTCGCATGGGCATGGCCAATCCCGGCGCCCAGGATGCCGCCGGCGAGGCATTCAGCGCCTCGACCTTCCTCACAAACTGGAACAAGGTCAGCCCGGAAGCACGCCGGGCTATGTTCGACCGTTACGGGCCTGGCTTCAGCGCCAACATTGATAAAATCGCCAGGGTGGCCGAGCGCATCAAGGAGGGCGGGGCCGCACTGAGTAACCCGTCCGGCACGGCGCGACAGGGTGCCGCTTTCACCTATTGGGGTTCGCTTGGAGCTTCGATCATCAGCGGGAATCTGGGTGCGGCAGCTGGGCTGGCGGCAACAGGCGCTGGCGCTAACGTACTCGGCCGAGCAATGACGAGCCCGCGCGTGGTGAAGTGGTTGGCGCGCGCCACCGAATTGCCGGTCGGTGCGCTGCCGGCGCAAATCAATGTGCTGAAGCGGATTGCCAGCGAGAACGACGACGAGGCTGCGGCAGAACTAGCAGTCTCGTTAGAACAGGCGGCCAAGGATCCAAATAGCCAGGCCAATCAGCCCGCCCAGTAGTAGAGCGACGGCGCTGATGACCTGCATGGGAACAATGTAGTTGTCCCATCGGCCTAGGGGGTGATGCCGTTCGAACGCGCGGTCAGCGTCGGCCTGCTTGATCTTGCTCCAGGCGATGTCGGGGTGGAATTGGCCGGTGCCTTCCCACTTATCCATGGCGGTTGGTCTCTGATGGGTGGCGAGATGTTAGCACCACCCTGATTCCGTTGATCCTTCGGCCCAAAACGCCAGCATCGCCCCATCAAACAGGGCGAGACAGGCCAGATGGCGCGAATTACAGCGGAACAAGCCGGCGGCAAGAACGTTTTGGCGTTTTTGGACATGCTCGCCTGGTCTGAGGGCACGGACAATGGCCGTCAGCCCACCAAGGACGACGGCTATGACGTGCTGGTTGGCGGGGGCTTGTTCCAGGGCTACGCAGACCACCCGCGTAAGCTCGTGCCACTGCCGAAGCTGCGCATCTCGTCAACGGCGGCAGGTCGGTATCAGCTGCTGCGGCGCTATTACGATGCCTACCGCAAGACGCTGAAGTTGCCCGACTTCTCTCCGGTCAATCAGGACAAGATCGCGCTGCAGCAAATCCGCGAGCGCAAGGCGTTGCCGTTGATCCAAGCCGGCCAGATCCGCGAGGCGATCGCGCGCGTTTCCAACATTTGGGCCAGCCTGCCAGGTGCCGGCTACGGGCAGCACGAGCACAAGTTGGACAACCTGCTGGCAGCGTACAAGCGCGCGGGCGGCGAGTTGGCTGAAAGCTGATGCCGGCCAAGAGGACACGCGAAACGGCAATCGCCAAGCTGCAGATGGCGCTCAGCACCATGGGTACGCCCGGCATGACGCCATCGACGGCGCTCAGCTTGGTCAAGGGCATGGTGCAGGACGCACTAGACCTGATCCAAGAGTCAGACCCATTGAAGAAGCGGGTGGCCTTCATCGTGCTGGCGCTGCAGGAATCCACCGAAATTCACGTGGTGGCCCTGCGCGGCAAGGAACACGAGCGCATCCTGATCCGCGACCGGCCGCTCTACGAGTGGGCGATGAAGCAGGTCCACCGACTGGCAGAGCCTCAGCAGGAGGCGGCGTGATCCTGCGCAAGGTGATCAAGGGCGTTGGCCTTGAGCCCGTCCCCGACCTGCACAACTGGCACAAGTGGTGGTCGGCCAAGCTGGACGCCGCCGCGCTGATGGTCGGCTCGGTGGCAGTGGCATACAGCCAGTTGCCAGACGACTGGCGCACGGCATTGCCGCCCTGGTCGCTGACTGCGCTTGCCGGCATCGGCTTGGTGATCAAGTCGGCATCGCTGATCCTGCGCGGCGCAAAACAACCCGAATTACAGCCCAAGCGGCCGGCGGATGAGTGATCGCTGGGACCGCGGACTACCGGAGCAACCAAGCATGCCCATTCAATTGAAACTCGCAATCGCCGCTGGACTGATCGCGCTTAGCTTCTGGGCTGGCTGGGAGTGGCGCGACCGTGCCGCAGATCTCGACACCGCAAACGCAGCCAAGGATGCGGCTGTCGACCGCGCCAACGCAGTCGCTGACGCACTCAAAGTTCAGCGTTCCCAGCAGTCCGCAGCCCAGTCCGCAGCAGACACCGCCGATACCCGGGAGGGAAAGATCCATGATGATTTCGACGCGCGCATTTCGGCTGCTATTGCTGGCCGTGACTCTGAGCTTGGCCGCCTGCGCAACCGGTGGGCCGCCTGTGAGACCTCTCGCCTGTCCGATCCCGCCGCAGCTGCCTCAGAAGCTGCTCAACAAGACGGATTACGCCGGGCAAGTGCAGCGCGAATTCTACGAGCCTGCGAGCTCGCCCAGTCTGAGCGAGATGAAGTCATCGACCGCTATCAGGCCCTGATTCCCGCTCCAGCTGCCGCGACCCCCTGATGTCCAAGATCAAGCGCTACGATCAACTGCCCCGGGTCACAAAGATCCCGGGCGAGGGCACCGTTGGCGCGACGGTGGGCAAGGACCTGCGCTGGCCAGATGGGCAGGTTGTGCAGGAGGCTCAGATTAGGCAGCCAGCAACGGGCGGCTCGACCGGCAATGCAGCCGCAACCCTCTGGAAATTGATCCGCGAGATTCCGCAGAACATCCAGCGCCTCGCGGCATTGGCTGGCGTGGGTTTCACCACGCGCGATGCCGATGGCAACTGGCTGCAGCGCTCGATCGGCGAGGGTGTCGGTATCGATGTGCAGAACGGCGATGGAGTCGCTGGCAATCCTGTCGTCTCGCTCGAGGACTTGCCCGACAGCGGCACCGGCGCCGCGCTGCGCAAGATCACTCGGGACGCCAAAGGCCGACTGTCGGGCACTTCTGCGGCCACCACGTCGGATCTTGCTGAGGGCACCAACCTCTATCACACGACTGCCAGGGTAGATGCTCGGATCACCTTGCAGAAGGGGCAGCCAAACGGCCTAGCCACACTGGGCGCCGATTCGAAGATCCCCAGCGCGCAGCTGCCGGCGATCGCTATCACCGAGACGTTCGTTGTTGCGAGCCAGTCCGCACAGCTGGCGCTTACCGCGCAGGAGGGCGATGTCGCCGTTCGCACGGACCTATCCAAGAGCTACATCAAGAACAGCGGCACCAGCGGCACCATGGCCGACTGGACGGAGCTGCTGTCACCCAGTGGCGGCTCGGTCCTCAGCGTCAACGCCCGCACCGGTGCCGTGGCGGTGCCTGACTTTGTGTCGAAGGCTACCGCCCCGACCGCTGCCGACTACGGCCGGCCGCTCATCAACGGCGACCGCTGGCGCAACACCGGCAACGGCGTGCTCTACACCCAGCAGGACGGCGCGTGGCTCTACGACAACGCCGCGTCGCTGTCGCGTTACGTGCCGGCTCGCCTGAGCAGCGGCACGGCATCGCCCATCCCCCTCAACGCTGACGGCAGCATTCCGGCCAAGCTGTCAAACGGCACCGTCAGCAACATCCCAACCCAGGCATAGACATGGCAGATGAAATCCCCCTTGCCTACGACAAAACCACCGGTGGCACACCTGTTGGACTGAAGGAGGTCGCGCCCGGGAATCAGCTTGGGTATCAGTGGCTGGGACAGCCGCCGAGCTATATCGATGGCATGCTCATGGAGTGGGTTAGCGGGTCTAGCGTGCGCGTCACTACTGGCGCGTGCGCCATTCCGGGCGTCGGAACGGTGTTTTTTTCGACAGCGATCACCAAGGCTGGATTGGTTCTTGGCGCATCAACCTACTACCACCTGTATGCCTATTTAAATAGCGGCTCTCCTGATTTTGAAATCAGCTCGACGGCCCCATCCGCCCCTTACTCTGGAACTGCCCGCACAAAGAACGGAGATACATCCAGGCGTTATATCGGGACCATCAAGACCGACGCCAGCAACGCGGTCATTGGTTTCATGCATAGCTCAAATAACGCAATTAAATATACTAACAACGTAATTAATAACCTTGTCCTGAGCTCGGGCGCGGCAACGACTGCGACGACGGTTGATGCATCCATTTTCTGCCCTGTGACGGCACGCCTCGTTGATGCGCTTTGCTATAACTCGTCAACAACTGCATTCCTATTCGTGTCCAACTCAGAAGCAATCCCGCTGACAACCTCGGCCTATTTGGCGGCGTGTTCGCCGGCGTCTTACCTTGCCTTTGATTTACTTCTTGATTCATTGCAAAGGTTTACGTATTTAATGAACGCGGCTAGCGGCGGTGGCGCCTTTGTCCGCGTCATGGGTTATAAATTTTCGAGGTGATATATGTTTGCGGTCAAGGGTAGGTCATGGCGTGCCGTCACTGCTCAGATGGATTTGGAGCCGGGTGAAACGCGTCACTCAGTGCTTCCGGCCGATCTTCTGGTGCCCACAAGTTCGGAAAGGAATGAGGCAATCCGGATGGGCATTGGACTGTGGATTGATAGCGTCGCCCAGGGGAACGGATATGACAACGCGGTTTCGTGTGCGTCGTACGTATCCAGCGGGATGGCGAAGCACAAAGCGGAAGCGCTCGCTATCGTTGCCTGGCGCGATGCCGTGTGGGCTGCAGCCTATGCGCTGCTGGCTGCGCCGCCGGTAGGCGTCACCACGCTTCCGCAGGTGATCGCGCTGCTGCCGAAGCCGGCGGCCTTCGGGTGGGTAACTGACCCGATCGAGCTGATCGAGCTGCCGCCCAAGAATCCGAGCGCCTGACGTGGCGTTTCCTTTAAGCCCCTATGTTGGGCAGCCCTGGACCGAGTACGGCCGCAACTGGGTCTACGACGGCAACGGCTGGGGCGCGGTCGTCTCGGCGCTCCCTGGTGGCTCCGTGCTGCCGGTGCGCACCGTCTCCCAGCTCACCGACCCAGCGGCCGACATCAACCGGCAGTTCCGCTGCATCGATGCGCCCGGAGGCGAGGCGATCATCTACAGCGACGGCACGACCTATCTGCGCCAGTCTGACCAAAGCCCGGTGGTGAGCTGA